CGAACTATGTCGTCATGCGTACATATATGATTAGCTAAGCTATCAAACTCACCAACCCCTTCCATTGAGAAACCTTTAGTATTATTAAAGATTTCAACACACGGAATGAACCCAAGAGTGTTCTTAAGTGTCTTGGTACGTCCTGGTACACCTTGATAATTAGTATCAAAAGATAGTTCAGATTCTGAGTGGGTTTCTTCTATTGTTTTACGTTTAATAGAAAGACGGATATAACGTTTAGCACCGCCTTGTCCCATACCTGCTGGGCCTGTTAAACTTGATGTAGCAAGATCTTGCTGATACCCAAAGCCTTGACGTACCTTATAGCTATAGATAATTACTACTTCATCAAGCTCGCCGTCAATATTATAAAAACTTCGATATTCGTGACGACGAAAAAAGTAAAGACGATAGTTGTTCTGAGTTGGGCGAATGTAAAAAAGACCTTGTCCATCACATAGGAAATAATCCCAGATTGAATCTAGGCGTGTATCTATTTGATTAAATTTTATTACGCGATCAAGAAAGTCTTTACGTTGATTACCAAAATTATCTTGCGCAGGAAAAAATTCAACACCTTGACGAGTGCCAAATAATTTCATCTGCGCCAGGTGAGACGCAACAATCCCGGTATCAACAGCAGCTCCACCATCCTTTTCAAGATAGGAGTCAACGATCTCTTTGAGCCTGGATTTGGCGTCCAACGACATTAACTATTTCCCCTTTTATATCTATTGATCTTAGCAGTATTTGCTAGACCTTGTCACTTCTTCTTTTTGTCAGCAGCTTCTTTTTTCTTAGCGATCATAGCTTTGAATTTATCTTGTGCTCCAAGTTGAGCAGCGCTCATCTTACCTTTTGCAGGTGGCACAGCACCTTTTTTAGCAGGGGGTACCGCACCTTTTTTTGGTGGTACTGCACCTTTCTTAGCAGGTGGCATCTCACCTTTTTTAGCAGCGGCCATAACTAAAAGTTCGTTTAGATTTATTATAGCAAAAAACTACTTTTGTTGAGATTTTTTATATGATCTAGCTGCACGACTTGCAGCTCTAGCCTTCTCAGTATTTGGTACAAATTGCTTACCTTCTTTACTACCAGCTTTTTTCTTTGCATCAGTTTTAATACGTTCTTCTTTTGATAAAGAAGCCCATGCCTTCTCTGGTAAGTAACGTTTGGTTTGTCCTTTTTCAATTGCTTTGTCAGCCATTTTAATTATTTACTATCTTTATATTTTTTAGCAGCAGATTTTGCTTTGCTGCGTTTCTCATATTCATCTTTAGTTTGCCACTTTTCTTTACCCCATTTAGTTAAATCTTTTTGTGGTTTTCCTTTACCTCCTTTGTATCCACCACCTGCTTTGTCATACTGTTGTGCAACTAGCTGGGCCTTGCGAGCACTCCATTGACCTGGTTTACCACCAGAAGATCCTGCCATTACGCGATCTTTAATGGACTCACGTAGTTCTGGTTTAGTATATTTTGTATCTTCTTGGGCCATTATGCTAAAGGTACTCTGGAACGTTCTTGACTAGCTTGTGCTAAAAGATTTTGGAAAGTTGCAAGACCTCCCATATTACCCATTGGAAACTGACCTCCCATATTAGCAACAGCATTTGGAAGATTACTAGAACCAAAAGCTAACGGATTTTGATCCCCAAATTGACCTTCTGCTTGCTGTATAAAAGGAGGGAGTGTTTCTTCTCCATTTGGATTCTTAAGAAGACGTTGACGTAATTTCTCACGCATTACATCTGCATTAGGTATTCCCTGTACATCACGACCTGGTATTTTAGGATACCTTAGGTCGTGATTAAGGCTACCTGCTATAGCTTCCATGCCTTGAACATTTCCTAGTTCTGTACCGTAAAAGCCACCAGGTTGCGATTGATAATAATTCATTTATTTACTACTTTAATTTTTTATATTCTACTCTTCTATAACTTCATAGCCAGATGAATCATTTACTTTCGTTAAGATGATCCCCCTTCCATGTACGTCCCAATCTAGTACGTCACCTTCATGCCAGCCTAGTTCTTCGACTACTTCATCGGGTAGAACCAAATACTGGTCACCGTTTTCGTTCTCTTGTACTTCAAGGATGTAGCTCATTTTGATAAAAGCTTTTCCATAAGTTTATCAAGTTTGTCCTGAATTTGTTTAAAATTATCATGCATCTCTTTTATTTCTCTAAGGAAGTCAACTTTTAAAACGTAATCCAAAGGTAAGCGATTGATGTGATCTTCCAAAATATCAATCCGGCGTTTTTGTGATCCGATATAATCATAGGATTGTTTTATACGTTCTTGGTTGCGATCTAAAATTTTATTTGCTACCCAGGTACCTCCTGTGAAGGCAGATAAAAAGGAGGTAACAGCAATAGCAATGTATTCAGGACCCACAACAAAAACCGCTTTTCTTCATTATAAGGTTAATAATCAAGATGTAGTTGTCCCTTTCTAGCTAAACCAGTAACGAGCCAGACGAGAGCATCCACACAATCGTCGTGGCTACTAATACCAAAATTAGTAAGCTCTTCAAACATGTTTGTAAAATTCCGATAGCGGTTAAAAATAATTTTACGATCTTCAAACATTCCCATGATGCCACGAAAACGTGCTAATTTATCTGCTCTAAATCCCTTGACGGGATGCCAGATTAAATTATATAACCCTTCATTATTAAGACATACTCTTCTGAAATCAGCTTCTAAGGAAGCTTGGTATTGCACAGCTTCCGACCAAACGTCACATGTTGAGTACGTTGGGAAATAGTTATCATTATCATCTTTACCAAGTATTGACCAATCATTAAGAAGTTCTTTAAGTGCATCTAATTTTTCTAGGTTACCCATGACGCGGATACGTCTGTAATCAATAATATGAATACGATCGCCTATACGTCCACCAAGGATCATTACGGTGTAATCATTCTTCTCCTTGATGCCAGCAGAGAGATCAACCCCTACTCCTAACGTATCAAATTCTGTTGCAATTTCAGCTTTAACAATAAGTTCTGGAGCTAGAGATAATTCATTTTGTCGAATAACTTGATTCATATATTGAAAAGAAAAAGCAATAGGTGCTTGTCGCTTTTTTTCTTTTAAGTAATCAATGGACCACATCTCTGGCCAATAGGATTCTTCGTCACCTGTTTCTTCATTATTTTTAATAGCAGAAAGAACAATTTGAACCCAATTGTTTTGCTCATTAAATGTTGTGGAATGAATATCGTCATGTCTAAAACGTGTACCAAGGCAGATTGCTCTTGCACCTTCAAACATTGTTGGTGCTATAACAGCATTCCAGTTCTCTTGCATTTGTTTTCTGATATCCGGGTTGGATATATCTGCGGCTGATTTTATAGCGTCATCAATCATTACTAAATGAGAACGTTTAGAAGTAACAGAACCTTTAAGACCTGCAGCACAGAGTGTAAATTGTTCATCACCAGTAGTATCAATACCTGCAAATTTATGATCAATAGACCAATACTCATTACTGGTTACATTTTTCATTAAACGAACAGTTGGAAATACTTCTTGATATCTTTTGCTTTCAATAATACGTTTAATAGTTGCAGACTTAGAACGTGCAATATCCACCGTATACGATAGGTAGAGGACCTGCAAGGGGCGTTTAGCTTGTGTATGGATACCAATAGCCCATGCAGTTAGAAGACCCAAAATAGTTGATTTGGCCGAACCTCTGGGGGCAAGTAAATCAATGTTGGGACCAGCAATTTTTAGAAGGCAATCACTATCTTGTTGGGTAATAAAATGTCTGTGCCATTCTTTATGATGTTCTGCAGGTGCTTTGTCAGCTACATACTCACAGAAGAATGCAAAATCATCTCTTGCCTTTTCCAGGATTTCTACATTCCGTGGCACACGAATTAATTGTTTACGCGCTGCGGCTTTTGCATTGCGGCGGTAAGCAAGATGTGTATAACTAGGCAAAGTAAAACTCAGGCAAGTACTGAGTCTATCTTATTTTGATTGTTTATCGGCACGTTTTTTATCTTGATATTTACGCGCCTTATCTAAAGCAGCTTTACGTTTTTCTTTATCATTCATTTCAGTACCATCTTCCTTCTTGGCATCTTTCTTTTTTAAATACTCAAGAAATTGAGGTGGCATTTTACCTTTTGTCATTTATCACTTACCGCTTGTTATCCGATCTTGTAGTAGTCTACGTAAATCAACATCTCCTCTGTTAGACCTACCTGGACCAAACGCAATACCAGAACCAGGAGTAGGTGTATTGCCTGCTGGAGCTCCTCTTTGCGCTTGCATACGTTCAGCCATAGCCTGTTCTTGAGACCGTTCTCCACGCATTTGCATTCCTTCGTTAGTCATCTGACGTTGGCGTGGGTCTGCCATATTGCCGTTAGTTTGGGCACCCATTTGATATTACTTTAATTATTTAAAAGTAGTCTAACAGAATTATTCTTCTAGTTGCATCCTGGCCCAGACACTCATCGTTGCTTCTTCCAGGGGGATTTCAATTGGATCATCTTTGAATATAAACATTAATTCACGTATCGCTCTATCAGCACCAGCCATTAACAAACCTTTACGATCCTTGACACTAGCAAACTTTTCAACAACATCAATATGACCACGTATTTCTTTTTGCATGGAAGCAACACGAGCAACCCCTGCATCGCGTTTGACAGCACCGTTTTCTACATCTTCACGAAGCTTACGTACATCCTCTTGCATCTCATCGATTTCAAACAAAAGTTTCTTTCGATGATCAGGTTTCTTATAGTTATCTTTAAGCCAGAGTTCACATGCAGTTATGCTTCCTTTGTAATTAAGGAATCGTGCATATAAATAAATTTCTATTACGGAGTAAGTTTCTGAAGCAAAACTACAGAATGATTCTTGGGTTGAAGCATCTAAATTATCAACCCAAAAATCAAATACTTCAATATCGATAAGCTCGTTGGGCCTGACCGTAGTCTCTGGCTTCGTCTTTTTCCTTAAGTTGCTGAGCTTGTTCAGCGGAGGTACGTTGTTCGGTTGCACCTTTACCAATGGTTTCTCGTTCTTGACCACCTGCTTCCTCCATTTTTTTCTTGGAAAATTCATAAGCAACGCCAGCAGCTTGGCGATACTTATCTATATCAAAAGGATCATCATAATCAATTTGACCTGGAGGCA